ACATCGAAAAATTGATGTTTTAAAGTAGATGGATTTATAGCAATTAAATCTATTGGTGATTGAGTTTGTGCACCTTTAAAAACATAATATCCTTGTTCTTGTAACCAAACTATTGCAAGATTTTCACAAACACAACCTTTATTTTTTTTTATCACTTATTAATTAATTGAAGTAAAGCTGATCCAAGGCCAGTTATTATAAGAGCAGCTGCACCAATTAATATTTTCTCCAATCTAGCAATTTGTTTTGCCAATCCTTCTATTTTATCATGAGTTTCTTTTTGCATGATACGACATAATTTTTCATGTGAATCAAGTCTTGAATGTGCCGATTGTGTATGTTTCTTTGCCATTATTTTTCTAAAACCTCTGATTCAAATATATCTTCTTCTCTTCCTTCTTTAGTTTTACTTTGTCTAGTAATAGCATTGTATATACCTGAAATTAATTTTTTTATAGTATTATCATAAGCCACTCCTAAACCTTCTGATACTTTCTTAGCAACTACATCGACAGGCTCAAAAGGTGTAGGCTCACCTATATCTTCTTGTTGATCTAATTTTTCTTTTATATATTCTTTAGCTAGTAATGGATTTCTATAAGATATATCAAAAGCTTTTCTTCTACCAAATTCTCTTTGATATAAAGTAAATGTTAAATATTTATTTATTTTATCTATGGCTTTATCTGCAAATTTTTTTTCTGCTTTAGTTCCTCTTAACATTTCATCTATTACTACAGGATAATTACCAGCCATAAAATTCTTTTTAGCACCATTTAAAAATAAATTATAATCTCTTAATAAATTTAAACTATCACCACCTAAATCAAAACCATCATATATTCTAGCCATTCTATTTAATATTAATCTTTTATGGTTTAATGGTCCTGCAAATATATCAACAAATAAACCTGCTTTATTTGCAGCGCCTGTCAACCCGGGAGCACTAACTGCTTTTGCTACAGATGGACTTTGAATAATTTCTAAAGCGTTTGCTAATGATCTATGAACATCAAAAAACTTTTTATCAAAAAGCTGTTCTATTGTTCCTCTATTCTTATTTAAAAAAATATTTAATTGTTCTCCATTTAAACCTGCAAAACTAAAACCTAAATCTTTATTTTGTGTTTTAACTCCATTCATCATATTTTTTAAAAATACTTGTCTTATATTCGTTAACATTTCCGGTGATTGTTTATTAAGATTAGTAACTAATTGTTTAATATCTGCTTTATTACTTAATTGAATTATACTTTCTACTATTTTACCTGGTGCACCAGCATCTAGTACATTTACATCTATTCCAGGAAGAGATTTAGAAAATGTTGTTTGTATATCTGCTGTATTTTTAATTAAAGCATCATAAGCATCTACAGCTTTTTGTGGACTTTTAAAAAATTCGTCATATTCTTTACCTAAAATATTTTTATATTGTTCACCATAAGTTTCTTTAAATTTAGCAAATGTTATTCTACCTTGTTTACCTATTTCAGTAGGTGCAACTTCATCTAAATATTTTTCATATAATGCAGCTTTAACTCTTTGTTTAGAAGAAGCATTAAATACTTTTTTATTATTTAATAATACACCTAATACTTTTGAATTTTTTATACCGTCTGGTCCAGGATTTACAAATTTATTAAATAAATTTTGACCTTCATACTGTAGAGGACCAGTTACTTTTTTGCTTTGACCATATCCAAAATTTTGTGCAAAATCTTGAAAAAAAGAAGCTCGTTTTGCAGTAAGTAAATCATCATATTCATTAATTTTTATTAAAATTTTTGGATCAGCACCAAGTGAATCTTGTATAACTGTATCAAGTTCTCCTTTTAACTGTCTTACAACATTTTTTAAACCGCCTGTTTGTAATGATTCATCAACTGATCTAGCAAGTGTTCTTAATTGAACAACATCTTTTAAACTTAAATCAGAAGATTTAAATGCTTTAAGTCCTTTTTCTACAGTTTTTAATTTTTGAATTTGTCCTTGAATACCTACTTCATCACCTAATGTAACAAATAAATCATTAATAGATTTTTCGTTCATATATTTATCTAGTTGTTCTGGTGAAAGTTTTTTTAATTGTTCAGGTGTAAGTGTTTTAAATTTCTTTCGAGTATATTTCTTTAATAACTTACTTGTTGTATTTAAAGTTTTTAAATCTAAAGGACCTACTGTAACTTTACTTTTTAGCTGAAAACTATCTATTTGATCTGCTAATGTACCAATACGTTTTTCTAAGTTACCACTTGCACCAGCAAAGTTAATATTGAAATCGTCTATTATATTATCTGTTGTAGTTTTAAAAATTTTATTTTTTTCTTTTTGAATATTTAAAAAAGCATCTGCAGCTTCTTTAGATGTAGTTGATAATTCTATATTTCTAATATTTTTTGCTTCATCATCAATTAATCTTATTGCTTTATCTGCGCTTACGCTATCTAATTCATTAAGACCAGTAAGTTTTTTTAATATCTTTTTTTCAACTTCTTTTACATTACCAGCATTTTCAGCAACTGCTAATTGTCTATTATATAATTTATCTGCAACGCTTCCTTTTTCAACTATACCACTTCTTGGTACAGCTTTTGCAATTTCTATCGCTAAATAATTATCTGCATCTTTTGGTTTTATTCCTAAATCAATTATATCTTTTCTCGCTTTATCAAGTGGTTCTTTTATAGTTTTATCCATACCACCTGAATCTAAGAATTTTTGAATTGTATCAGCAGTTAATTTTTCTTTAGGTGTTGTAAATACAATATTTTTTACTGCGGCAGCTAAAGGTAAAAATGCCGCCGTTGCAGCTGCATCAAACGCACCATATTTAATTGCTTGATCAAATGCAAATTCACTAAATTCTTCATTATCCATATCTGGATTAAAATTATATAATTTACGACCTAGATATAATCTTGCATATTCACCTAAACCTCCCATGAACGCTGATCCACCGACAGTTCCAACAGGACCTGCAATACTTCCAAATGAACCTCCAGCGATACTTGTTGATATTGGAAGTAAATCACCGGATATAGCAAAAAAATCTCCAGTTGTTAAACCAGGTTTATTAGCTTTATAAAACTTATTATCTCCACCTAGCTCTGTTGGAATTTTGTAAATCAATCCATTAGTTTTATATCCCTCTAAATCTATATCTTGATTTCTAACAACTATTTGTTTTTTAAATTTATTAACTTTATCCTCACCATATTTATCTGTTAAGTCTTGAATTAAAAGTTGTCTTGTATTATTTACAAGATCAGCTATATTATTAGAACTTAAACTTAATGCACTTCTTATATTATTAGGTAATTCTTCATTAGTTCTAATACCTGAAGCATTAAACAATAATTTATCAGATGGTTTGTATTCGTTAAGTGCGCCTTCTAAATCAAATTCTTTTGTTTCTTGATCAGCGGCAACCTCTTTTTTTATCTTATTTATTGAATCTTTTATTAAAGATGTATCGTATCCAGAATCATTTAAAAAACTTTCTTGAGAATCAAGTGATTGTGGTTTAGCAATTTCTAAGAATTCATCTGGAGAAATACTTCCCGATAAAAACTCTAGAACTTTAGATTTTTCAACTTTCGGATATTTACTTTGTACTCTTTCATATAAAGTTTGTTGATTCTCATTTAATTCCATAGCTTATTCCTACTACGATTTAAACTGGTTTTGAAAATTTCTTAAATTTTTCTTTTCTTCTTCTAATTGATTTTCAGTAGTTTGTTTAAATATTTCAAAATTAGTTAATGTTCCTTCTTTTATCTGTGGTTTTAAAGTAGAATAGAAATAAGCTTGAGCAACTCTGAATGGACTACTTCTATCAGCACTTCCATATAGCTCAACTAATAATTCATCTGGTACTTGATCATTGTATTGTTCAGCAACTTTTTGTAAAGATAAATCTCTTGCATTAATATCAAAATTTATATCTTTACCTTCAAACGCTAAATTTTTAGCAATTTCGCCTTCCAATTTATATGCTTCTGATGCTGCTTTTTGAGCTGATATTAATTTAATAAGAGCTTCAGGTGTAGTTGCAACATCACCAATACCTTGTAGTAATACTTGAATGTCTTTATCAGATGCTGGATATAAATCTTTTACTTGAGATACAATAGCTTGTTTACTTGCAGCATTTAATATTTCTTTAAAAGCAACATTGTTTGTATCAATTAATTTAGTATTTAATTTACCATCAGTAAAATATTTATTAATTTTTTCTCCTAATTCAGTTCCTGCTAAAACTTTTTCTATTGGAAATAATAATTGTTCTAAAGTACCGGTAGGAATTTCTTTACCTTCTGAAATTAATTTAAATGCTTCTAAATATCTTGTGTCTAGTGCATCATACTTAGTTCTATCGTTTTTATATTTTTCTTTATAAGAACCATAATCTTTAAGTATTGATTCTTCTTTCATATTTCTAATTCTAGGTGGCTCACCTTTCAATGCTTTTTCTAATTGAGCTGTTGCTTTAATTTTGTCAATTTCTGTTTTAGTTCTCTTTTGGCCAATAGCTTCTGATTCTAAAAATCCCTTTTTAACTCCTTCAGATATTTGTCCTATTGGAGATTTAGCTTGTGTAAGTGGAGTGTATCGAGAACCTTCTATCATAGTATTTAAACCAGATAAAAATAAAGCTCTTTTTTCTTTATCATCGTAAACAGTTTCTAATTTTTTTTCCACTCCATCCATAAAACCAGATAAAGCAGTGCCAACATTTTCTGCAAAGCTTTTAAAACCACCTTTAGGTTTTTTACCTTCTTTTAAATCGTCAAGATCATATGATTCGTCTTTATCAATATCAATATCTTTTTTTATATTTTCATTAAAAAGTTTTTCTGCTTTATCAGCTAAGGCATTTCCAGTAACATTTACATCTATTCTTTCTTTTTCAGCCATTATTAAAATCCTCCAAATCCAGCTAAAGCTTGACCTGCACCAACTATCTGTGAAAATGGACTAGGTGCTCCTACAGGAGTTCCAACAAAACCTGATCTTTCTTCTCCATAAGTTCTTATCGGAGCACCAGATAATGCACCAATAACTTGTCTTACTTGTTCTACTGGATATTCTCTTTCTTCTATAAAATCTCTATAAGCTTCTGCTAATCTAGCTTGTTCGATACCTCTTGCTGTTGAACCAACTCTACCTATTCCTGTTGCTGCACCTGCTAATGCAGACAATTCTGATTGTGCTGCACCTAATTGTGCTGCTCTATCTGCAGCAAATCTTTGTGCTCCTGATTCAAAACCTGCTTGTCTAAGTCTTGATGATGTATCAGCAACTTGTTGTTGAAATCTTTCTCTACCTAAAACATCTTCAATAGCCATTCTTGAACCACCAAAAGCTCCTGCTCCTACTGCTCTTGCTGCAGCACTTTTTTGTTGACCTGCAAAAGCTTCTCCTAAATCAGCAAGTGTAGCTTGTATTACTTGCTCTTGATATGGATTCATATATTGTTGTGCAGTTGCTGCATCAAATCTTTGTGCACCTATTTCTGCAAGTTGACCTGCCTGAGGTAAAATTTGATTAGTAAATACTTCCTGTGCTTGAATTTCTGATGGATCAAGCCCTGCAACTCTTTCTCCTGTAAATCTTCTATATCCTCTGTTACCTACTCTTTCAGCTTTTCGTAAAGTTCTTTCTTGAATTTCTTTAAAATATTCTGGTATTTGCGAAGTAACTGTTTGTTGACTTGGCGCTTGAACTACTGTTGTTGATGGTTTAAAAAGACTACCCATTGATTATATATGTTCCTCCAATATTTTTATAACCTAATTTAATAAAGGCGTTATGTTTTCTTTCAACGTCTTTACCTTGTGTTATTTCGCATAAAGCAGTTAATCTTTTACTTTCTGCGTATTCTTTAAAAACTATCATCATAGCTCTAAAGATATGAAAATTACGATATTTAGAATTAACATGTAACCATAGACTTCTTAAAAATCGTTTGTCGCTATACCAAGTTTCGTCTACAGCAGCGGCCATAGTTCCTATAATAACATTTTCATATTTTACTACTATAACAAAACTATTTTTAATGTAAAATATAATATGATCAAGTAATTTCTTGTTATTTACGTTACCAAAGTTATATGGTGATTCTGGTAGCCATGTTTTTAAAAGCTCCCTTATTCTAACAGCATCATCAATTCTAGCTTGAGATATCTTATATTTATCTTTTTCCATCAGGTCTTATATTAATTCTAATAGTTCCAAATCTCCAATTATCTCCTATACCAGTATTTTCTATTTTTAAACTAGACTGTCTACCACGAATTCTACTGTTATAAAACCTAGTTGTGTTATTAACTGTAATAGCTTCTCCTGAAGTTTTACTATCATTTGGATAATCTCTTGCTTTTAATGTAATAATTGCATTACCTGTCATACTTTGAAAGTCTGGTACTACTTTATTTATAAAACTAAAATTTTCACCATCTGCAATATCTCCATCGCCTGATTGAATAAAAGATGATAAAGCATTTCCATCTGCATCTACACCTTCTTCATGTCTATAAATTAAACTTCTACCTTTAGTTAAACCATTAATTTGAATGTAAGTATTTGAAGTATTATTTGCAAAATACTCTGTAGCAAGTGGATTTAATTCAACTCCATTATCTTGATATGTACTTCTAGCTAAATTACCAAAATACCATGTATTTTCTAAATAATTAAAAATTACATATCTATCTATTTGATCAGAATTACTTGAACAATAATACCATATTATTTCTGAAAAATTAGAAGTTTGACCAGCATATACTTGTTGATATTGAGTTTTATTTATATCATTAAATACATAATTTAAAACACTACAAGGTATTTCTTGTACCGCACCAGCATACCTAAAAAATTGTCCATCTGACATCCAATAAGCTACATCGTCAACTACTATTGCTGCATTTAAACCTAATGCACCACAATCATTACCTAATTGTCTAAATCCGAATATAAAAGGTGGACCTACAAAAGACATTGAATGCATTGCTGTATCTGTCCATATTAGAATTGTACCTTTAGCAGGTCTAGCACATCTAATTTCACTACCACCTGCAATTCTTTGAGAACCAGCAGAGTTAGTAACATTAGGTTGAAAAGAATTAAAATCTTCTTGATCACTAAATCTAATAAACATTTTATCTTGACTTGAAGCATCTCCAATAACAGTTTCAGTTCCCATTAAAATTAAATGTCTTGTTTCTGTAGAAATTACAGATAACGTACTAGATGTAGGAGCGTTTGCAATTACTGTTCCTATATTATCAGTCATACCATCTGATGTATTCCAGATATAAGTTTTTTTATCTCTTTCTGTAAATATTAAATCTTCTCCCCAATTATTCATAGACCATTGTCTCATATCAAGAGTTACATTCGAAGATGATCTAGGTGTAGACCATGTTCCTAAATTCCAAGTACCAGTTCCCCAACCAAATCCAAAAGTTTGTTTATCTGGTCCAATTGATATTTGATATGTTATATCAGCATTTGCAATTTCAGTTTGTGTAGATGTTGCTACATCATTTGATATAATTGTATATGCATCAGCATTTACAATTTCTACAATTTCGTATTGAGCATCAATACTTGCATTAGAGATACCACCTACACTAACTTGACTACAATTTGATACTTCTATAAAATCTCCTAATTGAGCTCCATGCGTTGCGTGACTTACAGTTATATTTGCACTACCATTTGTAGTTGAAAAAACATCAGTTAAGCTATTAGATTGTCTTGTAGGTGTTATATCTGCATTATCACCTGATCTATAAACATAGACTTTTCTATCTGTACCTAAACCTTCGTATCTAATACCACTATTATCAAACCATTGATGTAAAGCTCGACCAACTCCTACATAGTAATCTAGACTAAATTTTTCCCATCCACCTATTTTTTGTGGTAAACCTTTTCTAAATCTTACTTTATCGCAGTTAGACCATCTACCTTCTGCACCAGTTTCAGTGTTTTCAGTATCTATACCAGGTAAAAAATTTAATTGAGTTAAAGGCATAATTTATATTATACATTGTATTTTGTTGAAATCTACTAGAATTATATAAAGTTAAGCCAACCTGTTACAATATACTTAGAGTATTTTTTAGATATTTGACTTTTATGAGTATGAGTAAAATCAGATGGCCATAATAAAGTAACACCTTTTTTAGCTTTAGTTGTTATTTTTTGATATTTAAATAATGTACCACCATCAGGAACATCATTTAGATAAGTCATAAAAACTAACATTCTTTTACTTGTTTGTGATCCTCTTTCAGAATGCCATAATTTAAAACCTTCATTTTTTTTATAATATTGTATATTATATCCTTCTATTAAACCAAACTTGTCTAAGAAATTAATATCAGGATAATATCTTATATATTTTTCAACACATTTAATTAAAAATTTATTATATTTTTTAAATATTTTTTCATTGCTTATTAATGGTATAAACATATCTGTGCTAACTTTAGCTCTTTTATCAATTTCAGAATCATTTTTATTACCATCTAATACTCGTCCTGGAACATGACGTTTTTTATTATCTTTAAAATATTTTATAATATCGTCACAAAGATTAATTGGTGTTTTGAATTCTCTTATAAAACTATCCATCTATATATACATTACAAGCAACGCTTATTCTTTCATGCTTACTTAAATTAGTTTGAACAGCATGAGCTACATGAGATGGGAAAATTAAAATATCGTTATTTTTAGGAATAATGGTAAATCTTTGACTATTAAAATTATTAAATTTTTTAAATTCTAGTTCATAAAAATGTAATATAGTAAATGCTGGATTTGGATTTCTAAATATTATACCACCAGAATTTTTAGGAACTTTTATATAATATACAATAGAAAATTCTCCATCGTGAGTATGTTCTGCATTAGAACAATCTTTTTTATTACTATTTATCCATAACGGAGAAAGTTTAAATTTTATATTTTCTGGAAGATTAAAGTTTTTTAAAAAATCCATTACATAAGGTGCAATTGTTTGATGAAACTTATCTACTAAAGGAACACCAGCTGAAATTAGATCAGATTGAAAACCATTAATATTACTTTTATTTCTTCCTGTTTTTTTATTTTTTTCTTCTTTTAAAAAATCAATAAATTCATTATCTAATCCATGCATATTTTGCAAATTTTTTTTATATATTGGTGTACTAAAAATACTTTCTATATTTTCCATTTATTAAATTCCTCTCTAGGTACATAAGCACCTAAACTTAAAACTATTCTTAATCTTTTTCCAAACATAGGTTTAGATCCATGTTCCCATTCCGAAGCAAAATTAATCCATCCTTTTTTATTTTTTACTTTTAGAATATTACCTTCTAAAATTGGATTACCACCTTTTTGTGCATTTTGTAACATAAATAATAATCTAAAATGAATGTTATTTTTTTCATCTCTAGGATCACTATGTAAATGAACATTTGTATTATCAAATACATTAACACCTATAAAATTACCATAGATTTCTTCTTTAAAATAATTTTTAATATTTAATTTTTTCATTAATTCTTTTTGTAATTTTTTAATCTTGTTTGATAAATCACTTTTATAATTATTCGTGTCACAAAATTGTCTTCCATGACCATTAAATTTAAATATTTCTCTATTTTTATAATTTTTTTTTGCAAACTTTATTATTTCTTTTTGCAAAGAATCATCTATTTCAAAATTTAAATATGGGTTTATTTCTTTATTAAATATTTTTATCATAAAGTTCTCCAAAATTCCATGTTCATATATCTATTTTTAATTTTTTCTGGTAAAACATTATCTGTTTTCTTTTTAAATATTTTTTTAGATTTAATTGTATGTAATGGTCCACCAAATACTAAATCATTATACATTAAATTATTTAAACAAAATTGATCAAGTTCTTTAAATCTATGTTTTTTATATATCGGTATTTCTAAAAAAGTATAAATATCTCTTAGAAATTCTTTTGGTTTTTCAATTAAATTTTTATATTCGAAAAATCTATAATGTTTACCATCAGCAAAATTTATTAGATGTTTTATACCTGCTAATGATGTATCTATAAATCCGTCTTTTTGCATCAGAATATTACATTTTTCTTCAATTTCATCTCTCCAACATTCTGTAATTATTCTTTCTTCATAAACTTTATTTACAAAAAAGTCTTCATTTTCTTGTGCCAGTTTAATAAAAGAAGATAAAATTTCGTTAACATCTCTTACTAAAACTACTATTTTAAAATCATAATTTAAATATTTTTTTAACATATTATAATTGTATTCACTAGACCAAGGACCTCTATCTATAACATATTTAGATTTAACATTTTTAAAATAATTATTAAAAATATTTTTACTTACATTTTCTATTCCATTTTGATATGGAAAATTTTTATACCATTGAGTATTTTTAATTTCTTCTATTCTAAAAAAAATTTCTGGTAAAATACTTTGACCTGATACAGTAATATCAGGATTTTGATTCAATAAGGAACTTAATAATGTGTTACCTGATCTTGGTAAACCAGATATAAAAAAATATTTTTTTATCATAATTTTAATTCAAATCCGTTTATTCCTACATTTCCTTTTATATAGAAATCACATGATAGTAAGTATCTATCAAAATTTGTTAAATTAGCTTTAGCACTGTGTTTTAAATGAGATGGAAAAATAACTAAAAGCCCATCGCTAGGATTTATTGTAAAAGCTTGTGCATTTAACATATTAAAAGAATAATGTTTAAACTGAAAATTACCTGGTAAAAAATCCATATTTTCCGGTCTATATAAAACTAAATCACCTGTTCCCTCTGTATTTTTTAAATATAAAATTACTGACACAATAGAATTTGCATGATGATGAATTTGAGTAAAATCATTTGTTTGATGTTTTGTAATCCATGAATTTTTTAAATATAATTTACAATTTCTTCTGATTTGTAATACTTCATGAAAATATGCATTTACATGATTTTCAATAACTTTTTTTAAAGATTTAAATTTTTTATTATTTAAAATATTTTTTTCTTTAGATATATGACCATTACCAACATGTTTCATAAATTCTAATTTTGTTTTTAGTAAGTTATTTAATATTGGTTTTTCAATATCTATTTTCGTTTCATATACAGGTACAGAAAATAAACATTTCACTTCAGGTTGTTGATCCATTACTACTTTCTATATTTTTTTATAAATTATTAAACAATAATCCACTGTTGATTTACTTCATCCCATTCATAGTGTTGACCATCATCTGGATAAGGAATAGGAGCTTCATATGAAGCTGTATCCTCATTAAAAATCCATGAATCAAACATTTTAGGCTCGTAAAAACAATTTCTTTCAGGATCCCATATCCAATCTGGCCCTGGAAAATTTTTTCTAAATTTTTTATTTTGATTATTTTCATCATAAATATATTCACCAGTTTCTTTATCAACATTATAATATTTATTTTTTTGAGTGCCATAAGAACATTGCACATAAGTTTTATCAGAACCAAATAAATTTTGTAAATATGCAATACCTTTTTGTTCTTCTGTTTCGTTTTCTCCTGGTGTTATATTTTCATTATCAATAAAGATAATATTTGTTACAATATTGTTTGAATCTATTTCTGCAAAATGAGCCATTATTGAAATCTATACCTTATAATTACACGACCAGATCCGCCAGATCCACCGCCTCCGCCACCAGCAGAACCGCCTCCGCCGCCACCGCCTCTTCCAGAAGTACCAGCATTTCCATTAGCGCCGCCTCTACCTTGTTGACCATTAGCGCCGCCACCATTGCCGCCGCCACCTCTTCCGCCGTCTCCAGTTCCACCTCCGCCGCCACCAGCGTAAGTTCTTGAAGTACCATCAATTGAACTACTTTGACCATTACCGCCTCTACCGCCATTGGCTCCAGAACTATTTGTTCCATTTTGGCTTTTACCGCCGCCACCGCCACCAGCTCTCTGAAATCCATATCCTCCTCCAGAACCTCCAGCTCTTCCTTGACCACTTGTTCCAGATTTACCACCGCCATTATCGCCACCTCCACCAGAACCTCCGCTTTGACCGTTATTAGTTCCAGTTTGAGAACCTCTACCACCTCGTGTATTAGTTTGACTAAATGCATTAGAGTTTCCTCCCGCACCTCCGACTGAAATTGAATAAGCTTGTTTAGTGACTGCTACAGAGTTTTGAAATCTCATACCTCCTGCACCACCGCCTGCTCCGTGGTTAAATCCTCCATTACCTCCGCCTGCAATAATTAAAACTTGTTCTAATCTTGCACCATAAGTTGGATTTGTTCCTAAAGCATTAACAGTAAAAGTTCCTGTTCCCATACTATGTATTTTAAAGTTACCATCATATGAAACAGTTCCGCCTTCTGCTTGTAAAAACTCAAAAGAAATACCGCTTGTAAAACCAAAAGCTTTTGAAGATGCGCCGCCTTTTGAACTAAATATTGGCATTAGTTACCCTTTCTAAGCAAATTGTGTTTGTGAAGCAAATACAGTAAATGTTGCATTAGCAGTTTTAATTGCTGTATAAACATAAGTATCCACTGAATTTGCATTACCTTCGTCTGGTGCTTCTCCACCTTGCCACTCAGGCGTAACAGATGAACCATCAACTTGAACAGCATTATTATAATAAGCAGTTCCACCTTGAGTTACTAAGTGAGCGATAGTCATAGATTCACCAGTGTCCATTACATCATTTAATGAAACAGAAGAATTACCTCTTATGTTAAGAGTATAATTTGCAGATGCATTTGTTGTGAAATATTGCACTGCACCATCTATAACATCAAAGTTAATAGTTCCAGTTGCTGCTGTTGCAGATACATTTACTTTTTCTGCTAGTTGTTGTATTTTACCACCTCCATTAAAAGTAACAAAACCTGTTCCTTTAGGTGATATTGTTAAATCAGTATTTGTTCCGCCTGTTGCTGTAATTCCAGGAGCAGTTGCTGACATTGAAACATTTCCTGAAGTTGTTACGGATGTTGTAGTAACATCTCCTAAATCTCCCATTACATCAGTAATAGAACTTCCATCAGAATATACTATTGTTTTAGCTCCTTGTTTAAGAGCTACACCATTTGCAGCATGACCTGTATTAGCAAAAGTTAAAGATTGTGATCCTGTTGTATTATTAAATAAAATATAATTTTGTTCTACTGCATCAGTAAAAACATGAATATCTCCTGTTAATGCTCCTGTTAATTCTAATACTTTATTATGTACTTGATCGTCAGTTGCATCATCATCTGTATTACTTGTTGAATTATTAGATGTTAAAGTTACATTTGCAGAACCAGCAACATTAACTGCTTGATAACCTGAAACAGAAGCATCTACTCTGTTAAAAACATAATTAACTAAATTTCCCCAAGTTCCAGAATTTTCACCTGAAGCTTGTCTTTCTAATTTTAATCTCGATGTAAAACTTGATGGCATAATTATTAATACTCCTAAATCTTATTGTTGTAAACTATATATAATTGTATTCATTTGTCTAGTGAATATTAGTCCATGTTTCAGTATTTGTTGGCAATATAGGATCCCAAAATTTTAATGTTGAAACATTAGTATTTGCTTGAAAACCAGTAATAGATAAAAAGTTTTCAGATTTAGGTATTATTGTAGCTTGAGATATATTTAATACTTGGCCTACAATTGGTTGAAAATGTTCTGCAACAATAGTTATATTATTTGCTGTAATTGTTAATTCTTGACCAGTAATACTTATAATATTATTAGTTACTAAAGTTAATTCACCTAAACTTAATGTTAAATCAAAACCATTGATATCTACAAAGTTTGCAGTTCCTACAACTACACTATTTGTTAATTCTACATTTGCTTCAAATGTAGGAGTATTAATAGTAATTGCACCACCAGCTGCTACAGCAAAAGAATCAATTTGTGCTGTAACTAATTCTTCACCAGTAATTACATTAGAAGAACCTGCGGTAGCTATTTCTTCGCCTAGTGTAGATGTTAGTTCTTCACCAGTAATAGAAAAAGGTGCTCCACCTGTAATTGATATATTATTTGCAGATGCGTTTAATGCTTGACTATCTTCAATAAAAATTGTTCCACTTCCTGCAACAATACTTCCAATAGGTAAATTCCAAGCTCCTGCATTCCATTCTTCTCTTGACCAACCATTTCCTAAATTTACATCTATTCCTGCAGAAAGACCTGTAGGAGTAAATACAGCTCCATTACCTAAATTAAATGTAAAGCTACCTGCTGATGCATTTATTTGTACACCAGAAATAGCAGCACCTGAAACAGCATTATTCCATGTGCCTAAATTCCATTGGCCTTGGCTCCATGTACTTGCCATAAGGATTTATCTCCTTATGCTATTCTAATTAAGCCGTTACTTGCGTCTGCGTTAGGAAACTGTAACTCAAATGTACCGTTAGTAGAAGTTTTTACACCACCAAAATCTAATACAGCAATAGAAGAATTACTATTGTTTGCATTGTAGATTAGTGCAGCTTGAGCAGATATAGTTGCATTAGCAAATGAAACATTATCAGCATCAAAAATTGCTGTTGTTCCATCTGTTGAAATTGCTACATTTGTTAATGTTGCTCCACCAGTAGTGTAATTTGTACCACTGCTTGAAATTTCATTTGCAGTAGTATAAGCGGTAGTGTTTTGATTTAGAGTTGCAGTATTATCGTATAAAGCACATTTCAATGTTTGAGCCTCTAAATTTCCTCCAGGCGACATTAAATCCTGTTTAAACGATACTGTAATCGCTTGTGATATTGCCATGTTATTGTCCTCCAGTTAATGTATTTTCGCCTAGTGGACTACCAGGAAACTTGTAATCTGTTCTTCGTCTTCTACGAGCTTCGTTGTTAAGTGCAGTCACACTTTGTAAATACTTTTGTTGATATATATTATAGTCTTCCATGTTTTTTGTAAAGAGATTTGCTTCTGATAAACTTCCATATAAGAGAGCATCTGAAGCATTTTCAGTATACCAATTAGTAGTATTTGTATTAGATAATGGATTAATTCTCCCTTGATATCCTAATTCAATAGTATATTCCGCATCTGGTGTTGGAGCAACATAAAGAGTAGTATCATCAAAATTAGAAAAATATCTTGGTGTAGATGTTATAGAAGCATTTGGCCAATATTCTTGTACATATTCTAGAGGTTTAATTTCTAAAAATTGTCTTTCATTATTAACAATTATATTAACATAATTTATTAACATTGGTTCAATTGCAGATGGTAGTGTAATAAATCTATCTCCAATACTTGTAGATGAATTTACATTTTCATTAAATCCAACTGGATCAATATCTCTTGATAATTTTTGTTGTGTGTTTTCTATAAATGTATCTAACTGCGCATTAAAATCAGTACCTGTATTTTCAGCCCAAGTTTGTATGTCAGTCTTTAGACTGTTGTATGTCATCGGCATTTTTCTTAACTCCTTCTACGTCAAATTTGCTCCATACATTTCCAGCAAAAGGATAAGTTCCATAGTGTGTTAAAGGACTAATAACATCAGCAAATATCTTACCACCTAATTTTTGCCACAATCTGCAAAAAGCATAATCTTCTGATAAATATCTATTACTTTTTTCATCAATAATACAGTCAAAAAGTGCATAGCAATTATCACTAGAAAATCTTTTATTATTTATAATTTGATCACTTGTATATTTTAAATTAGGATATTCTTTTATCATTTTATGAAAAACTTCTTTTTTAATACACATAAAACCTGTTGCTGCTTCTAAAACTTCTACAAAACCATTTTTTACTCTTAGATTAGTAGGTTCTGCAAAATTAAGATTATAACCCATAGATTTTTGTGCTAAATCTTTTGATCCTGTTTCTTTAATAAATTTTGGTACTGATTCCCAATCAATAGATTTTCTAGGATATATACCACAAGCAATATCATAATCTGATTTAATTAATCTTATTGCATTCTCAGCTTTAAATCCAATATCACTATCTATAAATAAAAGATGTGTAAATTTATCAGGGTGTTCTTTATCATAATCTAAAAACTGAGTCACTAAAGTATTTCTAGCTCTAGTAATTAAACTTTCATTGCCCATAGTATTTAAATGAACTTGAATGCCTTCTTGTTGAGCCTTTGCTGTTAAACTAAGAATACCATGAAGATATCCTTCTGTTAGTTGGCCACCATAGCAAGGTGTTGCGACCATAACACCATATTTTTTTTCTATCATGATGTTACTACTGTAACACTTCCTAGATCAGTTGATAACAAATTTGTGCTTGCTTGTGCTATTCCTACAGCTGGAATGTAACCAGCATTTGGTGGGAAAATTGTTTCAATTTGATTAGGTACTCCTCCAGTAGATGATAAATTAGCTTGTGGTCTAGCATCTTGTAAAGACTGAGCATCAGTAAAGTACATTAAATCTAATTGTGGTTGTTTTGGTTCAAATTCAGAAGTATGAACAAAAGAACCATTCCATTCAAAAACCATTTCTTGATATGGAAATTCTAAACCTGATCTATCTGATATAGCTCTTGCATATTGACCAGAAGAAAATTTATTATGAGGAGACCTATGAGGTCTTCTACTTCTATCTGCTAATTTATTTGACATTATGTATAAAACCTATTTGTGGTAGCAGGTAAAATTCTTGTTGATGGTGTATCATCTCCTGCAATCAACCTTACATAAGCTTGTTCGTAATCTGTTTTTAATTCCATTCTAGTTGCTTGATCAATATTTGCTCTTTTTTTAGAAAGATAATAAGCAAGACCTGCACACATACATTCAAAAGCTCTAAATGGAATATCAAAATTTTGTTGCACTCCATCAACAGTTGAAGCAGTAATATCTTGTATTTTTCTCATTCTATAATATCTTAAAGTATAAGCTTGATCTGGAGCAGGATATATTTTTACTACAGGTGTGTTTAATCTTTGTAAATAAAATTGAGTTGGTCTTGATTGTTGAGTTTTATTAGATATTGCTGCATAATCATTTAAACCAAGCCTTGTCATAGAATATTCAGTTCCATCTGAATCTACTATATTAGCATTTATGATATCAACTAAATCATAATCTAATGTATAATCTGTAGTTCCTTGTGATACAGAAACGTCTTTTAATTCTACTGTCCATTGATTGTAGCCTCTATTAGCCCAATCACTAAACATTATATTTAAACTTCTTCGTGCTGAACGCACGTCATAACCTAAAATAGGATCTCCTCCTATTCTATCGTAAGCTTCTTGTATACAGTCATTGACTGTAAGATTAAAAGTTGCTGTATTGGATGTAGCCATTATGCATGAAATGTTGTTAATCCAGCAACATTAGTTAAAGTTGCTTGTAGATTAGTCGTAAATTTTACACCTTCATCTGGTAAACCAATACTTACTGGTCCAGAAGCTGCGCTTGCTGCAGTTGCTACAGTAAATTTATTTGTGCCACCATCAGCAAAAACAACATTACCTGCATTTGCAGTAGGTGTAATAATAAATCCTTTTAATCTAGTAGATCCACCAAACAATTCTTGTGTTCCAGATGTATTAGAAGTAAAAGCTACATTTAGATCTGATCCTGCCATTTATTTCTCCTATATTAAATTTTGTTTTTTTAAACTTTCGTATAATAACTCAACTCTATCGCCTTGGCTAGTAGGTTGTTGTAAATATGGTGCAACATATTGTTTTGCAGCATACTGACTAAAATCAACTGGTTTATTAAGATTACTAGAAGACTTTGAAAAAGGACTTGTAGCTGTAGCCAAAGGTTTTTCATCACTAAAAACGGATAGAACTTTTTCAATATCAGCTAGTGTATCATCTAAGCCCTTTTCTTCTTTTTTTTCTTTTTCTTTTTCTTCTTTTCTTAATACATCTTGAATAGTTTCTGTTTCGCTAGTATCTTCAGTTTTACCTAATGCAATTTGTTCTTCAGTAGGTTTATATTCATCTTTTGCTTCAAAAACTTTAATTGCTTTATCTACAATTGGTTCTTCTTCTTTTTTTTCTTCTTCTTCATCGTCTTTTTTCTTAGCAAAATTTTTTAATGCAGATACTCTTTCAGCAACATTTTCATATATTCTACTTAAATCCATATTTTCTCCAATTAACGAGGGCCCGAAGGCCCTCTAATTAATTATTATGCTGGAACATCTCCTGCATCAGCAATACTATTGTTCTGTAAGTAAGTTACAGTAACAGTTGCATTACCAGCAGTTCCGTCACCATCTGTACCTGTAAAGTCAGCTAAAACTTGAATATCAGTAGTACCAATATTTGTTGCCTCAGTGTCTAAAGTACCTCTAGTTGTTCCAGTTGCTTTTACGTTAGCAGTAGCAATAAATGCATCTCCATCATCTGTTGTTCCAACAGAAACAGTTGCAGCGTTTGAATCATCATTCGCTGTTGTTACATTTAATACTACATCTGTAATTTGTGAATTAGCTGGAATTGTTCCAATCACTTGATTTAAGTGTGAAGCACCAGTGATGTCGATTTTAGCAGATTGTGCCATTACAACAAAACCAGTATTTACAACATTAGCTCCTAGAGTTGTTCCAGTAGTTTCTCTTATCGTTCCCGCTTTAATCGGTCCCGAAAATGTAGTTGTTCCCATATGTCTATCCTCCTTGAATAGTCAGCTTTCGCTGTCGTTAGGGTAACTAGGCGTATTGCTACGCCTAGTCAATTATATTATTATGCAGCTCCTTCTGAACCGAAAACAGCTCTCCAGTCTGTAAAACCAAAAGAGTATCTTTCTCTAACTTTGTATCTTAGATTACCAGTTTCAAAATCACCTTCAACAGCTTTTTTGATTGGTGCTCTAACAAAGTGTTTCATTCCATCAGGGCAATCAGTCATAATGAAGTATTGATCAGTGTCAGTTAGTCTTTGGTTTACGACTACTCCGCCCGGGATCATACCCATATTTCTCATTGCATTAATGTCATTGTCTGCAGTTCCAGGTCTTAAATTAGATTTAAGAACTCTCTCAGCAATAAACACTAAATTTGGTGGAACAATTAACTTTTGTCCAGTTAGTGCAATTGGTATACCTCTATCATCTTCAGCTTGTGCAATTTGAATTAAAAGTGATTCTAAAGAAGTTTCACTTAAATCAGCTGCAGTGCCTAATTTGTTAGAAGCAGTTCCGCCACCGCCTAGTGGGTGTGCAGTAGACAATAAAGGTTGTCCATCACCACCTAACTGCGATGAGCTAGTTGCATTGTTTAAGATATTTGCACCTTTAATCTCTTTAGTGTGTTGCATTGATCTTGCTAAAGCTCTAGCATATTTTGCTCCTAAAGATCCGTATAAACCATCTTCTTCTGCTTCCTCAGTAATTGAGAACGCTAAAGCGATAGTTTCATGCACGTATCTTGAAACAAATCCTTCTCTGCCAGATTCATAAGATATTGCAGCACCTTCAGCTTTTGTTGGTGCAGCTCCGAAGCCGATCATTTGTACATCTTCTTCGAATGCTTTTTGTGATTGCTCTGTAGAGTATATTTCTCTCCATTGTTCTGGATATCTATCATACTCCATACCAAACACGGTATTTAAACCTAGATTGAGCTGTTTGGTAAATAGTGCTCTATTTAATGCCATTGTTCAATCTCCGTTATTATACGCCAGCCTGACGAGTACCGTATAAGTGTAAGTTAATTACAACTTCTACGTCAGCATCAGCTCCGACATCGTTGTTTGGTTTATCTACTAATCTTAATATTCTCAAAACTTTTGCTGTTGTAGCTAAAGTGCTAATATCCAGCTCGTCTGTTGAATAACCGAAAGTAGTGTTCGCTGTACCAATTGTAACATTTGCCAATTCGCCTACGTTAGCGTTTGCGAATGTGCCATTACATTGAACTTGGTATGTTATATTTGGATCGTCATAAACTAAAGCTTTTACTGCAGTATTCGCTTTTACAGTCGTACTTGCATTCCAAACTTTAGAGAACTTGACATCACCTGTTGCGTTATCAATGTATTCCACTCCATAAAATACACCTAATGCTGTTCCACCAGCAGTACCTCTAATCACTGTACCATCTGTAGTCATAGTAACTAAGTCTCCAGATGCGATTGTTGTACCGTAGCTATTAGCAATAGGATATTCTTGAGGTCTGATAACACCACCTGTTAAGTGCCTTAATGGTACGAAACCAATAGGCGTGTTGTCATTTGCCATGTTATAGTCTCCTATTTATTGTTACTCTTTAAAACCACCTCTAGTAACTTCGGACTTGAAAGACTTTTGAATAGGATTTCCAGGTTGTTCAACTCTATGCATATCTTGTTCAACTGATCTCATTAAATTTTCAGTCATTCTTGCGTAATATAAATTACGTTCATTTACCATTTCTTCTGGCATTTCACAGAGTAGCATACCTTCTATACCTATATAACCAGCAAACTTGCCATGTTCTATCGTTGGAAAATGTTCAGCATTCTTAACCGTTTTAGGGTCACGAGGTTGCCAACCTTCTCTCAATCGTTTAGCTACGTTTGTTGGTGTTTCCTGACCTAATACCATAGTTGCAATCCATCTTTGTTTGTAACCAGGTCTAGCTTCAGGAGCCTCCAATAAATTACTAGGGCGCCATTGTGAAACCTTTGCTTGTTCAGCTCTAGTTTCGTTTTTTATTTTATTACTCATTAGTCGTGCTCCTTAAGTTCACGTATTGCTGCTAAAGTTTTTTACTTCTTTAGCAAATCGTTTTAGTGCCGCTTCATCATTAATATCAATACCAAAAGTTTTAGCTGTATCAATATCATCAGAGGTTAGCTTAACTCTATTACTATCATTTCCTTTTTTACGAGAAACGCCAGCAACAGGAGATTGCACTCTGTTGTTTTTTTGTACTACATTTTTATCTGTTTGAACAGTATCTTCTGAAACATTATTAAAATACTTCAAACCTGAGGATTTTAATCTTTTATCCATTTCAATGTAGTAATCTGGATCGTTAACATCCCAGCCTTCTTCAGTCAATTCAGCATCAATACCATATGCCATAGCAGTTTCTTTACGATAACCGGGTTTATTAAACCATTCTCTGTTTTCTTTTACCCAATCTGCTGCTAAAGGTGGAGTTGAAGCATCTTTTTTTTCAACTTTAGGAACTTCTGATGCTAATTCTTCAGTTTTATTCATTTGTCCTCTAATATCAGCCATTTTTTCGTAAAGTTCTACTTGTTTATCAGTATTACCTTCTTCAATTGCTGATTTTAGCTCTGCAGAAACAGAAGAATAATTGTTTTTAAGGCTTTTACTAGCTATATCAAAAGTTTTTTTCTCTAATTCAGCTAATCTTTGCTCTAAATTTACAGCTTTTTGTTCTGCTTCTGCTCTTTTTGCCACTTCTTTTGCAATTCTTTTACGAACTTTTTCAGAATATGGCATATCATCTGAATATGCAGGGACTTTTTTCTTTTCTTCAAGTTTTATTTCCCTTTCATTTTCAAACGATTTATCTGTTTCTTTCTCTTTTTCTTCAGTTTCAGCTTTTTCTACCAATTCATCAATAGGATTCTTAGGAACCTCTATTTCTTTTTCACTGATATTTTCATCAAGCTTAACTTCTAACTCTTTCTCATTGTTATTTTCTTCTATCATAGTTTTCTCCTATGTTGTCGTTAGTAAACTAACGTATGTTAGACTTGTTGAGATATTACTTCAGGGTTTTCAAGTGTAGCAAGTACCTCATCGTCATTAATTAACACCATTTTAACTTTTTGTACAGAGATTTTGGCTCCTGCATATCTTCCAAATACAACCCAGTCACCTATTTTACACCATGGTTGTTTTCTATCACTGTAACATTCTGGTCCTAAAGCAATAACTTGTCCTACAGAATTTAAATAACTTTGTTGTTCTTTATTTGTATCAGTTAAATAAATTCCACCTTTTGTTTTTTCCATAACTCCTTTAGGTCTGATTAAAATTCTATAACCTACAGGTTGTGGAACTTTTTCTGGCGTAGGTATACTTTCATCAGTAGCCCACGTTTCTTGACTAATCATCTATATCTCCTTCCTTATATTTTTGAATAGTTTCTTCAATTATTTCTAATGCTTTATCTAAACCTTGTGCAACACCTTGCACACGTTTAAAATCACTTTCTACTCCTTTTGATAATAAGTTAGAACCTAAATCTGTTTTATGTTGATTAATTTTTTTCTTTATTGATATTATTAATTTTTCCATTTATTTCTTTCACGATTGAATTTAATAATTTATCGAATGGCACATTTGCTTTATTAGCAACTTGTGCAAACAATCTAGGTTTTATAGTTTTTATTGAAAGTTTTTTATTTTCAAGAAATTTTTTAGCTTGTCTTATTTCTTCTGGTTTTACTGCCATGTTTTTTTCTAATTGATTCCTTTCCCTTCTTAAATATTGAAGCAACTTTTGTTTTACCCATTACTTTAGCCCTTTGCTCTCCAACTGTTAAAATTTGAATTTTTCTAGCATATGGTTTATTAATTCTTTTTACTTTTGCAACAGTTTTTCTTGCATCTGTAGGTGTAGCAAATTTAATTCCAACTGTATCTTTAGGATTTTCATCAGTATAAAGTCTTCTACCAGAACCTTTAGGTTTTTTTCCAGTACCTTTTTTAGGGTCAGCCATTATTAACTTCGTTTAGCAACTCTTGAAGCTGTTTCTACTAATTTAGCTTTTGTTTCAGCATCTTTTCTTGCTTGAGTTCTTTCTTTATCTTTTACTCCTTCTGCAAATCTAGCTTTTCTAATATTTAATTCTTCAGCTTTAAGTTGTAAACTAGCTTGCTTCTCTTGCATTTCCATTTGTTCTTTTTGTTGTTCTGGTGATGGTGGCATACTTCCCATTAAACCCTGAGCAGCTTGTGCAGCAGCAACAGCAATTCTATTTTCTTGTTCTACTGAAACGTCATTTGTTTCTTCATCTCTAAGTTCTTTGTTTATCTCACCTGTAGAAGTAGGAATTCCCTCTGGTACTTGAGCTTGCATTTGTTGTTGATATAAATATGCCATATGTTGACCTAAGTGAGCCATCATTAATGGATATAAAACTTCTTTTGCTTGAGGATTACCACCAAATCTAGGATCCATCATAAATTGTTGGTGTACTGCAATATGAGCTTGATGATCTTGATCTTCAAAAACTTTAATTGGTTTACCATTTAACAATGCCATGTTTTCAGATACAGGATCACGTCTTGGTGTTTCTTCATCTTCAATTAATAAATCATTATAATCAGGTATATTCAAAGATTGTAAAAATCTTCTGTAAGCTTCTTTAGTATCAATTATATTTGGTGCTTGTTGCGCTAATTGTAAACCTGTTTGAGCTAGTGCAATTCTTTGTGCTTGAGAAAAAATATTTGGATCACTAACAGGAACAACATCTATTGCGCTATCAAAATCTTTTCTTCTAATTGTTTTTCTTTCTCCAATAACTTCATAAGGATATTCATCATCTAAATACTCTCCATTTAGTTCATAAATTAATTTAAATTCTCTACCTTGAGATTGATGAAGTCTTTTATGAATTGCAGAAAAAACTTTACTACCTTGTTCTATAAGAGCAATAGTTGTACCAACAGGTCCTGATCCTGCAGATTGACCTACCATAGCATCTGCAATACTTGCAAATCTTCTACCTGATTCAGTTAATACTCCTAGTAATTGTAAAAGGGTCGGCGATGGCTCCTTAAATGGAAGAGGGATAAACGATTTTCGGAGATCATCGCCATATGCTTCGACATCGACCCATTCACCTGGTGAAACTGTAATATCTCCTCCTTCAATTCTTGCTCCTTTAGCTTTAAAACCACCATTAAGATTAGCAAAAGCTGCTGAATCTAATAAAGCTCTTAAAGCACCTGTACTTGCATGTTGAAGTCCGCCTATCATTTGAATTAAACCTGAACCATAAAATCCTAAACCTGGTAAATATTTATAATGTATAAAATAAGTTCTTTTCTTTTTCAGTGGATCATTTTCTTTCCAGTTTCTTCTTATAGCTAAAGTTTGTCCACTTTCGTAATCAACTGTTACAATATATGGTAATGCTAAACCTGATTCATCTTCTTCTAAATCTAAATCAGCATGAATTTCTAAAACAGTATGAATTTTATCTGCCATTGATGGAGACATACCTTCAAGTTTTTGAATTGTTTGTTCAACAATATCAGAAGAATTTTGTCCACCTTGATTTTGAGTTACAGTAACATCTCTGTAAAAACCTTCGACTTGACGTCTTTTAATTTCATTTGTTGTTAGCTTCATTATTTGAGTATATCTTTCAGCAGTTTCTAAATCTGTATTTTCCATTGAAATAACAAATTGATCTGCAGGTACAAATTTAGAGCAAATTCTATCTAAAGAATTATCAAAATAAATTTTTTTAAAAGATGAACCAGCTAAAGCTAAATAATATAACATCTGATCTAATTCATTAAAATAATCAGTAATTTGATTTGTTACTTGGTAGTTCATAAAATCTTGAACTCTTTGCGCTTGTTCAATTTTTTTATCTGATTGTCTACCTAGTATTTGTGTTTTAACAGGACCACCTGCTGGAAACATTTCTGCAATAGCTCTTGCTTGAAATTGAGTTGCTGCTTCTGACATCAGTGGATGATGTACACCAGAAGCTCCCGGGAAAGGATCTTGTCTATCTTCGACTACCATTCCTAACATTTTTAAACCTTTAGAATATTGGTCTTCCCAATCTTTTCTAGAAGCTTTATCATCTTCAAAAGCTTTTATTAAACTTTTACCAATTCCTAAAACTTCTTGTTCAGGTAATTCTTCAGCCATATTTGCATAATGATTTGATGTAAATGCTTCTTCCTCTTTATCAGTTAAATCTTGATCTATATCAACTCTGACTTTTTGTCCGTCTTCATTTGTATATTCAAGTTTCTTTTTATCAAGTTCTACTTCTAATGCCATTATGCTTTTCTAGTTTTTGGTTTCTTTTTTCTACCGTCGGCTCTTCTGTTTTTATCTCTCTTACCTTTTAAAATATCTTTATCTACTTTTGCAGCTTTACCGCCAGTTAAAGCAGAATTAACTCTAGCCATTGCCCATGCTTGTGGACTTACACCTTTTCTATGTCCACTTGTTCTATATGCAGCAAGACCTCTATTATAAATTGCTCTTACTTTACTTGTTGAAACACCTGCTTTTTTAGCTTTGTTTCTAATTGCTGTTGCAGTACTTGAACCTTTTGCTTTAGCCATACATCTCCTTAAATTTTTTATTATGTTTACTTTTCTTTTTTGATCCTACAAATTTTCCACCTTTTTTATCACCTGGTAAAACTCCTGAACCTTTATTATCTTTGTTTAATCTTTTAAGAGCAGCTTTTCTTTTAGCTCTTAATTTACCTGACGTTCCAGCTAAGTATTGTTTTTTAACTTTTTTCTTATTAGGTTTAGTCATAGTATTTTTAAATCCTTTTCTACTAAGCACGTTTTTTCTTTTTATCTGCTTCTGAAAGAGCAATAGCTATTGCTTGTTTTCTTGATTTAACTTTTTTCTTAGATTTTCCAATAGGTAATTTTCCCTTTTTATATTCTCTCATTACTTTTGCTATTTTCTTTTCTTTTTTAGTTTTCATTTAGGAAACCCTTTTCTCATATTCTTATAAGCTTTTTTAGAAATTGTTGATTTTGATTTTGGTCTACTTTTGCCAGCTTTACGTCTGGCATTTATATTTGCATAAAGTCCTTTTTTCATTTGTTCATAATACCTCCTGGTTCATACCATACTTTCCTACAAAGAGATATAAAACAAAAAAGACAATTATTCTAGTATTAATTTTTTTATACTTTTGCTACCATCAACGTTACTTTCTAGTTCTGCCATTGATTTTATGCATTGGTATTGAATGTTATTATTTTTATTGGTTCTCATTGCAACTCTTTTACCTTTTAAACATTGTGACATGGATTCTTGAATTCTATGTTCTTTTATCTCTCCATTTACAATCATAAGTAAAGCTATAATTAATTCCATTAATGTGCTCCGTTACCATTTTCTCTTACTTTGTCTTTTAAATCTTCAATATCTGCTAATGCTTTATCTAATTGTTCTCTTAAAAATTGTATATTAACTTTGTTAGTCATGTTCATTTCTTGAGTAGCTTCCATTTTTTCTACAGTCTTATAAAGATCCTCAATCAAAAAATGTTGTTCTTGGTCTGTAGGTACTTGCTCAGATTTTTTTAATAAATCATTTTCAAATAATTCTCTAGATGTTTCTAAAGATACTAACCTTGCAGTAAGCTCTGTATATGCAAAGACGCCGGCTGCGACAACAAAAATTAGACTAGCAACCGTCTTCATTGGCATTTGAACTTTAGCTTCCTCTCCTATGTTTAATGGTTTATCTTTCATCTTTCTTTTTCTGCCTCTTAGGTGTAAATAATTTTTGAATTAAATTACTTAATAAATCTATACCTGCAAAAAATTTATAAACAATTTTATCTAACATTTCCATCTTCTTCTCGCTTGTCTTATTCTAGAATTAGGATCGTTTCTTGTTTTAGCAGAGCTTCTTTTTAATTGTCCTAATGATCTAGCGCAATATGATTTTCTTCTTTTCGCTGCTTTACTACCAGGTTTTACTTTTCCAGTGACAGCCATAGATAATTTAGAACCAGGGTTAGCACGTCTATAAGCTCTTATACCTGCTCTAGTCATACCCGCACCTTTTTTAGTAGGTCGATAATATTTTTTTCTTCTAGGAATATCTCCTGTTCTTTTTCTAGGTCTAATTCTTGTTCTTGCCATTATCTTCTAAACGCTCCATGTTGTGCAGATGTTACTCCTTGATCTGTTTTAGCTGAAGGAGTTGAACGTGCACCTCGGTTACCTCTTGCTATATCTTGAGCTGTTGGTTTAATATTTGTAATTCTAGGACTTACAACTGTATTAATTGCACCTTGATTATCTTGTAATGTTTTTCTCATTATTGTATTTTGATTAGCTCTATTTAAAGCACCACCTGCAAAAAAAGGTAATGCAAAAGGTAGTATCGAACCAGTTGCTATTGCTGATCCTATTCTAAAAACATTTTGTGCACCACTTGGTATTCCTAATTTATCTTCAACAAAATTATTATATGCACTTATATTATTACCAATTATATTACTAGCAGATTCAAAAGCTGATTCTGTAGGTTTTTCAAAATCAAATTTAAAAAAATTTTTTCCACTTGTTACATTTTTAGGTGTGGGCGTAATAGGTTTATCATCTTTTGCTCCTTCAAATATAGGGCAAACTCCATTTACTGATAATTTTCCATTAGGACATACAAACTCATTCATCTTCCTTGCCTATTATATTTTTTAAAATCTCTTTTTTCATTTTTATTTAAAGTTTTTTTATGCCTTCGAGGTCTTTTCTTTGGTTTTGGTCTTGGAACATAGTGTGTAAATTTTTGTTTAGCCACTAATCTTTTTTCTTCTTATTAGGATTAATTTTAATTATTTTAGCTTCCTTTTTTTTAATTAGATCAGCTGCTGATGTATAATTTTTAGCTTTACCTTTATAAAGTAATCCACCTTTGTAAGAATCAGAGACAGAAGCATTAGCAGTCATTTCTCTTTCTTTTGATTTACCTTCTTCATATCCATCGTCATCAAATGCTTTTGATTTTCCAACATCTTCAAAATCTACATCTAAAATTTCTTTAGTAATTTCTTCTCTAGTTTTTTTCATTTTCTCTCCTTTTGAGCTGTATCTGGTTTTCCACCTAATCCAGCATCTTCTTCAAAAACTGTAATTGCAGGATTAGTATGAGTGAATCCTTCTTTTTTAGCCATATCAACTCCAGCAAGTTTTTGATAAACAACTTTAGGATCTTTTGGTTTTATAGTATCAGTAATAGTATCTACAAATTTATTTTCAAGTTTTTTTCTTTTTCTATTTATATCACTTAAAAATCCCATAATTATTTTTTTCTTTTTCTTTTAATTACACCTCTTGCAATTAAAATATCCTTTTTAGTTACTTTACCATCTCCAGACATATCTGGAAATTTACCTTTTTTCTTTTTCTTTTTTTTCTTCATCATCTTGCCAGTGATCTTAGAGTTTTGCATTCTGCCTTCTCCTGATCCTGCGCCTGCTGTCATTTTCATTATGATATCTCCACTTCTATTTTCATTGCTTTCATCATTTTTGCATGTTCAGCTTTTCTATCATCATCAATTTTTACAACTTCATCACCTGGATTCATCATAGCTTTTTTTAACATAGCTGCATCTTCGACTGCTCCAGGAAACTTATCATAAAATCTTTTATCCGCATCTTTGACATCCTGAACGCTAAAACTTTTAACGCCTAGTCTAGGTTGCTTACCTGTTCTTTTAAATGGGTTACTCATCTTTTAAGTCCTCCGGTGTACTTAGTTTTTTATTCAATATACCTTGAAATACTGATTGTGTAAAGGTCGGAAGCATCAATTCGCTTATAGGATTTTTGGTATGACCAGTAGACCATGATATACAAGGAACTCCCTTTTCGTCCCAGGCGACCAAAGCATATCCCTTAATATCTACTTTATCACTAATTTTAATACAAGCGTCATGAAAAGCTTGAACTACTTGATCATCTTGAATAAGCTCTTTTTCTTTAGAAGTCGTTTTACGAGGAGTTACACGAAACTTATCAAGAGTAATAATGTTTGTCTTTGCGCAATTGTTTTCTTGTTTCATTATCATCGTCCTCTGGATCGTCTGGATGTAATACTAAAAATCCATCTCGAATCCTCATTAAAGCTTGAACACATGTATCATGAATATCGTCATG